TCTGTGTTCCCTCGTCGAAGCCGCCGATCGCCAGCTTCAGCGTGCCAGCCGCATTTTTCTTGAGCGAGTGCTTGACCTTGCGCTCGAAGATTTCCCCGAACACCTTCGGCTTCTTCAGTCGCGAGAGTTCGCTTTGCAACTCACCGACGGACGCTTCGTTCACGTCGACGGTCGATGCCGTCGTTGCGTCGGCCACGTAGATCACGCCTTCAAGGCGCGTCGTCTTTTCGGCGTTTGCGGGCGTGTAGCCGAAGTCCTGCACCTTGGCGAGCAGTTCGCCCTTGGCCTTGGAAAAGTCCTGCTGTGCTTCGTCTACTGCGAGCTTGGCCCTGTCGAACTCCATGCAAAGATCGTCGATCTCCTGGGCTGTCGGTGCGGCCTTGGTTTCAGTCGTCATGCGTTCACGCTTTCTTGGGTTGTGGATACGGTGTCATGGAGATCGTCGAGCCAGCGAGAGTGCCGCTTGAGGCTGCACGCCTGGCCGCAAAGGTCCTCGTAGGTGAAGTCGGGATTTCGCGGCGTCTCAACCGCTTCGGCCGGCAGAAAGAGGACGCCTTCGAAGCCGGACTTGGTGATGGCCACCAACCAATGGTTGGTCTCTTGCTTCTGCCTGCCGCAGACGTTGCATTTCACTGAGTTGACTTCCATCAGCGGAGACCTCCAAGTACGCGGCTGACCGCGCCGCCGGGCAGAAAGGCCGATCCGACTTCGGCGACCAGGTAGAGAGCGGCGAGGATGACAGCGGCTTTGATCGCCCAATCGAGCACCGCGGCCGTCTTCCCGAAGACCTGGACTATGCGGCGCAATTGTTCATCGCTCGGCGTCCAGGTCATGGCCTGCGACCAGGCGCGCCGTACCCTCGCGAAGAGGCGCGCCTGGTCTATGCGCGTTGTGACGATCACGAGGCTCACTGGATTCCCTCGGGAGCCGGCGTAGCGTCGTTGGAGGCCTGTGCCAGCGCCTCCTGCAGTTCGCGGATGCTGGCCATCACGCGGCCGATCGAGATATAGCGCTGGGCCTTTTTGTTCGCGCGGATATCGACGGTAGATCGCTCGACGAGCGCGCGGATCTGCGCGGCTCCGAGTTCGGGGATCTCCGAGCGGATGATGCCGGTCGCCTCTTCCGCCGTCACGGGCGGCAGCGTGATCTTGTCCGTGATGCGGCGTTCGAGTTGCTCCAGCGTGCCCGCCCAGCGCGAGAACACGCGGTCCAGTTCGTGCGACCCGGCGAAGCACAAACTCCAGTGCAACTCGTCGTACAACTCGCGAACAGTCTCAAAGCACTCCGGCGAAAGGTGCTGCGCCTCGTCCAGGAACAAAACAACGTGCTGATTTGGGAAGTCAAAACGCAGATTGTTCAAGGTGCGGTCGATGCTCACATCGGCTGCCGAGCCACAGGCCAGGGCGATCCGCCGCAGCAGGTCGCGTTTGGTGATGCTGGCACGGCAATACACGCGGAAGATGTGGGCGCTGCCGCCAGCGGCGGAGTACTCGCGGATCAGCTCGGTAGAGACGTAGGTCTTGCCCGAGCCCGGCGGCGCGTAGAACATCAGGATGCAGGGCCGTTCGCAGAGACGCGCAAGACCCTGGCGCATGGAGCGGACATTGCCGATCTCGTACAACGTGCCGGCAGGGCCGTCCTCGGCGGTGACCGGATTCGCGTCGAAATACTTCAGGACAGCCTCGCAGATGGCGTTGTCGCTGCTGACCGACATCTTGCGGTACTTCCCCGTGAGGAAAAAGTTAATGGTCGAATAGCCGTAGCCGAGGCGGCGTGCGAAGTCGGCCGGGGCCATGCCTGTGCGGCGCAAATAGTCCTGGGCGAGCTGCCGGACCTGGTCGGAGTTTGATGCAATCGTAGCGGTCATTTCGTCTCCAAAATCATGCGTGCAACCTGGGCCGGCGTCATGGGAGCGGCCGGCGTTGTGTCCTGCGGTTTGTTGAGTTGTGGGCGGTGGACCACGACATCGTCGATGGTGATGGGCAGCTGCCCGATTTGCAGCATCTGGTCGTTGCGGGGCACGTATCCCGCGGCCTTGACGCGGCGCGCAAGTTCATCGAGTTGCGCGCGGGTGCGCTTGTAGTGGCGTCCGCGCTCCTGCATGCTGGCGGCGATTGCAGCGCGCGTTTCGGCGTCGTCTGACTGCCGGAGCAATGTCTCGGGTTCGAGGTGTGCAAAGACGTAGCCGTCCGCGTCCATAGCCGCGACGCGGTCCATGGACATTTGGTCGTAGGCCACCAGCACGGTCTGGCCAGTGCGGTCGTGCAACTGGATGCCGCTGGCGGGATCGGCGGCGACGTAACGCTGGCCGGCGAGACTGATCGCGCATTCCTGGATCTTGCGCGTCGTGCGATCGGTGAGCAGCGGCACCAGGTCAGATGCCGCCGGCGGCGCGGGCTGCTCGGTCCAGCGGTACTTGTCCCACGCTTCAAGAGGGCTCATGCCCTCCATTCCTTTGATGTCCTTGGTTTTCTGGTGGTAGTCGGTTTCGATCCAGACGATGCAGGCACGGATGAACTCGCTGGCAAGCGGCAGCTCCGACTCGTCCGCGCGGCCCTCGGCCAACAGCTTCTTGTGCCGTTCCAGCGCCGCGGTGCAGCGGTCGGGCCGCTCTGTAGGCTTGGGCCCGCAGTAGCTAATGAAGCTGCGGTCGAACCGCTGGTGAATGGTATTGTTCGCGCGTTCGATCAGCTTCGACTGCGGGTGGAACGGAATGCAGTACTTCACTTCCACGTCGAGACGCGCCAGAACGCCGAAAGCCTCGGCCGGAATGTCATTGATGTTCCAGCATCCCCCCCGCGCGCCCTTGGCGACCTTTTGGTAATCCTTCCCGTTATCGCAGTAAAAGCAGCGGGGTTTGCCGAACAGCAGGAAATGGTGGTAAAGCACGGTCGTAATCGAGCGCGAGGACCCTTCCTGCGACCAGGCATACGCCGTGAACCGGCGCGACCGCATATCGAGCAGGCCGGTGAAGCGGAGCCGGATGGGCAGGCGATCCTTATTGAAGATGTTGTCCTGGACAAACACGTCGTGGATGGCGTGATCGCTCACCAGGATCTCGCCGGCAGCCATGTCCTCGTAGCCACGCTGTATATAAGGAGCGAAGATCTCGTCGTAGGTGCGCCGCCCCTCCTTGGACAGCGTGACGGCCGCGGGGTTCAGGCGGGCGACGATCCTGCGAACCGTCTGATATCCCGGCACCGGCAGGCCGAACATCTGGGCCCGCCGCTCGATGATCTCCCAGGCCAACTGGATGGAGAGGTCCTCGTTCAGCGTCGCGAAGGCGGCGATCTCGGCCAGTTTCATGGTCCCGGCGTTCTGCAATGCCCAGCGCGAGCTGCCCTTGTCGCTGCGCGGCTTGTCGGCCAAGGCCTCGAAGCCGCCTTCGCGGAACCGTTTGAGCCAGCCTTTGATGGTGCGGCTCGTGACCCCGTGGGTTTCCGCCACGAACACGATCAGGCGGCTCTTCGACGTGATTGGCAATCCGTCTTTCAGCTTCATCCAACGCCAGCGCTCCGGATCGCGCTTGTATTCCCGGATGGGCAGGATTGCGTCGTAGCGGCTCTGGGCTTGTATTTGGTCGTCGGGGTTTGGCAGGACCCCGCGCGGCAGCTCCACGTCGCGAACGCCCTCAAATAGCGGGCCGAGAGAGGATTGCAGCGGTGGAACCACGGTAAGCTGGGTCGTCGCCGCCGGGGTTGGAAGGGGAAGGGAGCCGTCAAAGTATTCAAAGATGGCCCGGCCGTTACCGTCGGCCTGATCTGTCTCGCGAGAGAGGAGTTCGCCGCGTCTCCTGAAGAACGTCGCACGCGACCAGCCAGTCCGGCGCATGACTTCGTCCGAGGTGAGCCAGTGGCTTGGAGCCTTCACGAGCGCGAATTGAGAAACCGCTGCGGCCGCGCTCATAGGTCAAATCCCCCAAGGCGCTTTTCGAGGAGTTGGATTTGCTCGGCAGCACGCTTCTGTCGGAGGTATTCGCGTCCGAGGGCTAACAATTCAGCCTCGGCCGGGGTGATCATGCGGAAACCGGCGCGCTCGACTATACAGCGAAGAAGTCCCCAATCTTGAACGACATAGCAGAAAGCCCGCGTGTACTGCGACGGCCACCGGTGCTGCTCGGCGGCCTCACTCGTATAGCTGTTGAGCATCCGCACAGACACCCGTTCGCCCACCATAACGGTCATCTGCTCGGCAATCTCTTCGCGGCTCTTGGCGCTCTTCCGGATTACTTCGGTGAGGATCGTCCGGATGGCGCTCTCATCGTTGAGGCTGCCTGGGCTGGGAGGATCTTCGGCGTATAGGGGAAGCTGAGTGGGTGGAAAAAATGGTGCAAACTTCTCCATTGATATGGGGATCGGACTGTTGGCAGACTGAGGGCGTGATGAATTGCCTGTGGTCATATCTCGCCGCCCTCCTGCTGATGCCGCTAGTCGGGTGTTCATGCCGCTTCCCTCGACAGCTCTCGCAGCAGCGCCTCTTCCACTCGCGAAGACCTGCGCAGCCCCAGGGCGCAATTTCGAACATGGGCGGGTGTGACGCCGAGTTCCTCCGCAATGCGGGTGTAAAGGCCTCTGCGCCTGTTGTATTTCCGCGTTTCTCGCTGGAGGGCGATAAAATGACCTGACATCTTGTCTTTGACTGCCATGTGAGGAGAATATCGATGGTCGATAAACGTGTCAAGAAAAAAATCGACGGTCGATTTTCGTCTGACTCGATCCCAATGCGGATCAAAGATCTGAGGAAGCGTTTGGGCGTTGATCAAAAAGCCCTAGCTGAGGATCTCGGGGTCAGCCAGGGGACCATTTCAGAATGGGAGAGTGGCGACCACACGGTGCCCCCAATCGCGCTCATGGCGATTGGGCGCATGGACTACGACAATACCGAATGGTGGTACGAGCAGGCTGGCCCCAGGTTTGCAGAGCGACTGAAATTAACTCGCGTGATTCAGGAGGTTCGAGCCGAACGCCTAAGGGTTGCGGAGCAAACTGGCCAATCGCAGACGGCTGCGATGGACGTCTCCTGGGACCCGGAGCTGCTGGCTTGGGTTATCGAGACGATTGAGGCAGGCTTGAAGGGCAGGGCAAGGCCCGACCCGGACAAATACGCCTCTGCGGTCATTGCGTGTTATGAGGTGAGTCACCGTGCAGGAGCCCGTGACGCTGCTATGGTGAGCAGCATATTGAAGGTCGCGTGAAGCTGGAATTCGCGATCTTGGCTGCATTGGGGGCAAATCACGGGTGCTGGAACGAGGGGACAGGTTACATCTTGCAAGAACGATCGGAGCTATGATGGAATCCGTAGACCGGAACGAAGCGAAACAGGAAAAAGCAGAGGTGTCGGTTAACTTCCATGCTCCGTGCGAGAAAATCTTTACGAACGGGGACTATATCGAGGTCAACATTCACTTCAATGACGGCGTTCAGCGCGACGGCGCAGACATTCAGGAACTCATCGCCGGGGCTATGGAGGGCGTGAGCAGCGCCCGGCATTCGGGGAAATAGAAAGTGAGGAGCAAAGTGAGAAAGGTCCTCGCGATAGGACTGGCTGGAATAGCTTTGGTCATGGGAGCTACTGCATTTGTTCAAATCCGACACCGGCAGGTGATTCGGCGACAACTCCTCTTAGCTGAAGCTTCAATTGCCACCGTGGTTGACTATAGTGAGAGCGGCGCAATGGCGCAGGCAGACCTTGCGGCCCGCGCCCAATTAGATGCACTTAGTGCGGAAAATCTGGACACAGAAGAGGCAAGAGCTGCATCTGCATTGAGCAACTATCTTGCCGCAGTTGAGAGCCTTGAGAGTTCGAACAGTATCGGCACGACGCAACTGCGGGAGCCAATCGCAGAAGCAGCATTAAAGAAAGCACATGAGGCTATGAGGCCATTTCACGAGTAGTTCCGCTGAAGAGTCTACTTTTAGCCTCCATGCCGAGCTGCACTCTGGACTTTACAATAAACAGAAACGCCGCCCCCATCGCCGCCTGGCTGACAGGCGGCGATTGCTTTTATTGCATGTTTTTCGCCTGTTTCCGCTGCCACCCAGCGCGGCTCCGCCGCGCCCTAATCTGGTCTCACCTTCGGGTACGGAACCGCGAAATTTGAAGAAAGGATCGCGGAGAGCCAGAGCAGTGAGTGTCCGTGGGGGCGGGTTGCGCGGGTCTTGTAAGCCAGCCTTTCCGTCCCCCGGCCTCATAAGGGAGCGGCCAGATGCAATTCAGCGCGGCGGGGATGAGTCTGTTGGAGCGATCAGAAGGGTTTCGCAGCCAGGTCTACAAAGACGTGATGGGTTTCCCGACGATCGGCTACGGCCACCGGCTGCTGCATCCCGATTCCTTTCCTGACGGCATTGACGAGCCCCAGGCTGCCCAGATCCTGGCCGCCGACGTGCGCGATGCCGAGCAGGCGGTCTCGCGCCTGGTGAAGGCGCCGTTGACACAGGGACAGTTCGACGCCCTGGTGGACTTCGTCTTCAACCTGGGCTGGGTCAGGCTGAGCGGCTCGACCCTCCTGAAAGAACTGAACGCCGGCCACTACGAAGCCGCCGCCGAGGAGCTGCTGCGCTGGGATCATGCCGGCACGGAAGAGAACGCCGGCCTGAAAGCCAGGCGCGAGGCGGAGCTTGCGCTTTGGAACACAACCGAAACCAAGGGGCCGGCCGTGCCGGCGGAAGGATAGACCCATGAAGATGCTTTCCAACGTGCGCCCGCTGTGGCGCGTGAGTTTACTGCTGGCGCTGGCGTTCGTGGTAATGACGGGGCTATGCGCCTGGACATCGAGCTGCGGTACGGCGCTGCACAAGTCGGCGCTGGCCGCGGATTCGATCGCCAACAGCCTCAAGATGGCGGCCGACCTGGACCATAGCCTGTATGCAACCGGCCAGATCAGCCTGCCGGAGCGGCAGCAAGTGGCTACGCTGATCGACCAGGCTACGCAGGCCAACGATGTGCTGGTACAGCAACTGACCGCGGCCGAGGCCAACGGGGGCGCGGTGAACACCGCCGTGATCGTCCAGGCCTTCAATAACTTTTTGGTGCAGCTCAACGGGCTGGAGGCGAACGGCGTGCTGCATTTGAAATCGCCAGCAGCTCAGGTCCAGTTTGAAACCATCATCGCGGCGATCCGGAGCGAAGTGACGGTGATCCAAGGATTGATCGGGTCGAGCACCAGCCGCAACCAGGGTCCGCCTCGATGCCCTCAGAGTACCGGCTTTCTGGCGTTTGCAGCCCTGGCGCTAACCCCGGAGGAGATCGGCGCGCTGATCGCCCTGGCCGGCCAGGCGTTCTGTGAGGGGGCGGCCCTGCTGCAGAAGCTGATGGCCATGAAGGCCGAGAGCGACGCGGCGCTGCTAGCCGACGCTACAACCGAAGATGCAGCCGCGCGGACCGAAGCCAAGGCCGACGAAACCGCGCAGTAACGAGATACTCCCAAAACGAGCGAAACACCCCGGATTGCTGCCAGCGGCATTACTGGCGAGCGCTGGTTACTTGATGGCGGAGACGTCCGCAGCGCGTACCCGGGGAACTCAACCAAACCCGCGGCTCCAGGCCGAACCTTGCCCGGAGCCGCGGATTCAATACGGGAGACCGAGATGCCGTTGGGCGAGCAGAGGTTCACGGGGATCACGCCGCAGCGCTTCAGCGATCTGGCGGTCAAGGTCCGCGATCTGACCGGAGTCACGGTGACAGGGAACGCCGGCACGGCGGTCAAATCCGGCTACGGCTTGAAGTGGAACTACGATCCAGCCGCCCAGGTGCTGTCGATCCAGGTGGTGGCCAAGCCCGCTCTGATGCCCGCAGGGTTCGTGCAGGGCAAGATCAAGAAACTGGTGGAGGGGTGATGGAGCAGGTAATGGGGAACTGGCCGGGACGAATCGGGCGAGGCGCTGCAACGGCGGTCCTGGTCTGTGCCGGATCGATATTGGGCACCATGATCGCGCGGAGCTGCGGTGGCAATTGCCCGGTGTATGTGTTCGCCCAGGCCGCGGCCGCGCCGGCTGTCGAGGTTCATTACTCTCCGGCCGAGGATCTGGAAGCGATTGACCTGGTCGAACTGGACACGGCGAAGAGCACCGTGGACATCTCGACCTTTGCCATGGACGACAAGCCCGTTGCCGAGGAGCTGGTGAAGCTGGCCCAGCGCGGCGTGGCGGTCAGGATCTATCGCGACCAGACGCAGTACTCCGGCGAACTGGCGCGCGGCGCCAAGGGTGGCACGAACCTGAACGCTCTCTTCCGCGGCCAGGCGAACATTCACGTCCGGGTGAAAGGCGTTGTGGCCTTGGCGCACCTGAAGGCGTACGCGGTGGACGGCAAGCTGCTCCGGGAAGGATCGGCGAACTGGTCTCCGCAGGGATTGAAGGTTCAGGACAACTCCCTGGTGGTGATCCGGGATCCGGGAGCGATGAGCAAGTTTGAGTCGGACTTCGAGGCGATCTGGAACCGGCCCTCGAACCAGGCGGTGCAGTGAGCCGGTTCCGGGCGGCGCGGTACGGGGGAAACCGGGAGGAAAACCGGCGAAACCCGAAAACGCCGTATGGGCCTCCTGGAGGCGACGCGCGGATTTCCCAGTGGGGTAGCCGCACTTCAGACGTTGGAACGCTGTTCTGCATTTTTTCTGTGCGATTACGGGGTGGTCTAGGAAGCAGAAGACACCTCGCCAATCGAAATTTTGGTCTGCTGGGGGATTTATGAAATTTTGGGCGGCAATCTCGGGGTGGTTCCAGGGCAAGAAAACGATCCTGGGCGGGGCGGCGATTTTGGCGGCGGCGGCGGCCGGGGTCTGGTATGGCAAGTTCGATGCGGTGACCGGGGTGACTTTGGTCGGAGCCGGGCTGTCCGTGATCGGGTGGGGCGACAAGGCCAACAGGCACCAGGCCGAGTTGCTCACGGCGCTGGAGGGAGTGGCGAAGGCCGGGGTGGATTTCCGGGCCGGAAATCGCTCCCAGGCGATCCAGGATGCAGAGGCCACTGTCTCAGCTCTGGCTCCCGAGATTGCGGCTGCTTCTCAAGGAGCCGCCACCAAGTGACGACCCTGGGGATAGGTTTGGCGGAAGTGCCCAAGGGCGAGATGGCGGCGAGTTTCCGGCTGGGGTGGCTCCGGCACATCCGGATCGCGCTCAGCTCGGCCGGCGGCGCGGCGGTGATCTTGGCACTTTTTGAGCTGCTCCAGCGCCAGCCGATCGAAGGATTCAGGCTGCTGGGACTGTGGGGCCCCTGGCCGATCGTCGCCCTGGTGGCGCTGGCGTTTGTGGGCCGCTTCCTCTCGCGCATGAACGACACGATCCAGACCACCTTTGGCGCCGTCGTGACCAGCGTCCACCAGGGAGTGGACGCGCAGACCAAGACGGCCGACGCGCTGAGCCGGCTTGCCGACCAGGGCGGACGCCAGGCCGAGCAGGTGGAGAGACTGGCGATTTACGCCACGCAAGAGTTCCCGTTTGTTTATGAGCGGTTTGACAAACAGGACGCAATACTGACGGATTTGCAGTCTGGGATGAAGGCGCTTTGCGCTCGACTGGATGGCAGTGGCCGCAATAACGGAGGCGGGGATGGATACGGAGCTGGAAGCGGAGCGTAGGTTGATCCAGGCGCGGCGTCGCAGGGGCATCATCCTGAAGCTGGTGCGCGAAGGGCACGAGAATCAGCTCTCGCGCATGGACGATTTTGAGGTGTGGACCATGCTGCTGAAGATGGGTCAGACCCTGGGCCGCGACCAGGTGCTCACTCTTCTCCAGGACTTGCAGGTCCTCGAATACATCGACTTCAAGCAAACCACGAACGAAGTGACTGGCCGCGTTGAGATCTCGCAGATCATGCTGACAGCCGCGGGGCTGCGCTTCATGGTCGCGCGCAGGAGCAACGAGGACGTGCTGTTCAGCTAGCCATGACCAAACCCAGGCCCAAAACCGGTGAAAAGCGCGAGGTGAAGCGCCCGCTTAATATCGATCGGCTTCCGGTCGAGGTTAAGGATGCGATTCTGCAGCTGCGCGACCAGGGCAAGACCTGGCCGGAGATCGAGGAGCTTTCCGCGCTGCCGAAGGATAAAGGCGGCTTTATCGATTGGGAGGCGCTGCCTACACCTGTTCTTGAGCTTTTCCCGGATCTCCGGCTTCCCCATAGCAACCTGCACCGGTGGTACGACCTGCGCGTGAGCCAGGTCGTAGCCGAAACTATGGCCCGCTCGGCGCAGGCGCGGGAGATCGCGGCGGCCTTCGCCAAGTCAATCGTCAAAGGCGAAGACGAGGCGGTTGTTAACGCCGCTCGCGATCAACTGATGGCGATTCTGGCTGAGGATTCCACTGGCAAGGGGCGGCTCAATGCCACCAAAGGGCTGATTGCTTTGGCGGACATCATGAACGAGCGGCGGTTGAACGATATCAAGGAACGCAAGGTCGCCGTGGATGAGCGCCGGATTAAGGCCCTTGAAGCCCGTGAGGCGTTGACCCGTAAGAAGCTGGAAGCTGAAACGGACAAGGCTGCCAGCAAGCTGAAGAAGGGCGAACTGACTGTCGAGGACATCAACCGCCTGCGCGAGCGGGTCTTTGGCCTTCCGCCCGTCGAGGCCACCTCCCATGCCTGAGATCGAGTTTCCGAAGAAGGAAATCAAGCTGCCCGCGGTAATTCAGCTTCGCGGCTATCAGCAACGGTGGATCGACGACCACACGCGGTTCAAAGCCGCGGTAAAGTCCGCGCGCATCGGCTACAGCTACGCCACAGGTCTTGAGGCTATTTTCGATTGTCTCGAACACTCCAACGTGACCTGGACAGTCTTGAGCGCATCGAAGGCGCAATCCACCGAGTTCATTGAGACCTGCCAGAAGAATCTCGAACTGATGGGCGGCACGGCTCAGCTCTACCAGGACGAAGACTTCATCGACGCCTTTGGCCGGATCGAGGCAATCCAGCAGCGCATCACCTTCCCCAACGGCTCACGTATCATCGCGCTGCCGGCGAACCCTCGCACGGCCCGCGGCTATCCCGGCAACGCCATTCTCGACGAATTCGCTCACCACGAGGACAGCTACGCAATTTTCGCGGCTGTCTTCCGCCAGGTCGCACTCGGCCATAAGCTCCGCGTGCTATCGACGCCGAATGGTGAGCAGGGCAAGTTTTACGATATTGCCCGGCAGCTCGGCCTGGAGATGGGCGTTGCGCCGGCCGTCCTGCCTGTGAAAAAGGACGGCTGGTCGGGTCACTGGGTGGATGTCTACCTGGCGGTGCGCGAAGGCTGCCCGATCAATATCGAGGAGATGCGGCAGGGACTGAACGATGACGACACTTGGAATCAAGAGTTCTGCTGCGCGTTCCTCAAGAGCACCGGCGCGTGGCTCACGCTGGATCTGATTGCCGCCTGCGAAGACGCCGGCGCCACCATCGACCTGCCTCCGAACTTCCACCCGCGCGGTCCGCTCTTCTCCGGTATCGACGTCGGCCGCGACCATGACGCGACCGATCTATGGCTCGATGAGAAGATCGGCGATGTGGCCTGGACGCGCGCAATCGTCACCCTGCACGCGATGCCCTTTCCCGAGCAGTGCAAGCGGCTGAACCCAATCGTGCGCATGACGACGCGCAGCGCGATCGACAAAACCGGCATGGGCGTCGGCCTTTACGATCTGCTGAATCTCGAAAATGAAGGTCGCCTGATGGGAGTAAGCTTCGGCGGCTCGAACGATGACGGCGTGAAGATGAAGACGGATCTCGCCATCCGCATCAAGAAGCGGATGGAACAACAGCGAAGCCGCATTCCCTACGATCCGCAGATCCGCACCGAGTTGCAGGCGATCAAACGCCAGGCCACGCCCAGCGGCGTCACCTTCGATGCGCCACGCATTGAAGTGGATACGGCCGTCGCTGGCGGCGTAAAGAAGAAGCTATTTGCCCACGCCGATAAATTCTGGGCCAAAGCCCTGGCAGACCTGGCCGGAGACACCGGCGCCGTTTCCAACGAAGTCACTGTGCCGGGTGGCCGCTCCACCTATGCCTATTCCGGAGGAATTCTCTGATGGCCGATTCCCAAGTCCCATCGCAAGCGCCGCTCAAACAGGAAGTCGTTACTCAGGACGTTCTCTATCTGCACCAGTACACCACCTGGCGGCTGGCGCTGGCGTTCACCGGCATGAGCGATCCCACGGCTATGTGGCAGCAGATGGTGATGGACACGCCCTTCGCCGTGCAGTTCTATCGCGAGCTTGAGGAAAAGGACGAAGACGTGGGCGCCGCGATGGACGAGCTGAAGCTGGCCGTCCTCGATCGCAACTTCACCGTGCAGCCGTTCGATCAGAGCGGCCGCGCGATCGACATTGCGCAGTTTGTTCAGTCGCAGTTCAATGCGATGCCGGGTTTCGAGTCGATGCTGGACAGCCTCATGGACGCCCCGTTCTACGGGTTCTCGCTTGTGGAGCTGATGTACGACGTCAGTGCCGGTCAGGTATCGCTGAAAGACGCAAAGGATTGTCCCCAGGAGCTCTTCACGTTTGCATTGCCGTTTTACCCGCAAACGGGTAACCTCCGGCTGCTCACGACGCCCTACGACATTACGGGCCTGGAAGTTCCCGAACAGAAGTTCGCCATCTTCAGCTACCGGACGCGCGCTCGCAACCGTCGCGGCCGGCCGCTGCTGCGCAAAGTGTTCTGGCCGAGTTGGTTCAAGCGCCAGGCCATGCGGTTCTGGCTGCGGTTTGCCGAGAAGGGACCCGGTACTGCCGTCGTGCAATATGAACAAGGTGCCGACGAGAGCGAGAAGCAGAAGGCCCTTGCCGCCGCCGAAGCCATCATTGAGCGCGTGGCGATTGCCGTGCCCAAGAACTTCGGACTGATGGAAGATCTGCTGAAGATTGCGCGGTCGCAAGATCCGGACGTGTACGAGAAGCTGTGCATGCGCTGCGAACTGGCTATCTATCGCAACCTGGTGGGCGAGACGCTGACCAGCCATGGCGGCGAGAATGGCAAGGGCACACAGGCGCTGGGCACCGTCCATGAGAGCGTGAAGGAAAAGAAAGCCAAGCGCTTGGCCAAGTCGCTCGCCGACGTTTTGAACGATCAGCTCATCCGCAACCTGGTGATGTGGAACTACGGCCCTGACGCTCCCATGCCCAAAGCCGTATTGAGCAATGCAGACGAAACCGACCTGGGCGACCGCGCAACCGTGGACTCCACGCTGCAGAAGATGGGCATGCCGATCACGCAGAGTTACGTACAGGAGACCTATGGGCTACCCGAGCCGCAGAAGGGGGATGTGGTGCTCAAACCTGTCGGCGCGCCTGCACCTCCAGTCCCCGGTGAAGATCCAACCGAGAACGATGACGACGATGATGCCGACGAAGATGACGGCGAAGGCAGTGGAACGCCTTTTGCGGAATCGAAGACACCGCATTCCGTCATCCATGAGCAAAAAGACTTCGATCGCCTGTTTGACCAGTGCAAAAGCGAATCGACGAAGATCTACCGCCAGCGCATTCAGGAACTGGCAGACAGCATGATTGCGGCAAACGTGAGCGGGAAGTGATCTCATCTCAGGTCAAGATCGGCGACACGCTGGCCCGCTATATGGCGGCCTCGAATCTGCTTGGGCGTCTGCACATCGTGCGCGTGGGGCTGGCGAAGACGCGCCGGCCGATCCGGATGGCTACTGGATCGCACCTGATCCACACCTTCGCCGAGGACCCTGACAAAGCCAGCTTCGATGTTGGCTTCTCCTTTGATCTTCCCTCAACCGGAGCTATCGAGTTTCTGCGGGGACTGACTCCGGTCACGAGAGAAGTCTTCGACGGCCTCACGCGGCAATATCGCAGTGACGCCTTTACGGTGGCCGGCGTCAACGATCAGCGCGTGATTGGCAAGGTGCGCGATGCCCTGGCCGAAAGCGTGACGCATGGTGGAACGCGCGCCGACTTTGAAAAGCAAGTCCGCCAAATCACCACGGACGCCGGTGTGGACGAGCTGACCGCATTCGAGCTGGACACCGTCTTTCACACCAACACAGCCAAGGCGTATTCCGCTGGCCGCTTGGAACAGATGCAGGAACCGCACATGATGGAGGCGCTTCCGTTCTGGCAGTATTGGACGGTAGGTGATATGCATGTGCGGCCAGGTCATGCGGAGATCGACGGCTTCATTGCTCGCGCGATCGATCCAGTATGGCGTAAGATTTATCCACCTTGGGATTTCAACTGCCGCTGTTCTGTGGTCCCCCTTACCGAAGAGGAAGCTCTGGAGATTGATCCGGGCTGCTCCGAGGGCGGCATCGAACGGCTCGCCGCCAAGCCGCTCACCCTGCTGGAACTTGAGCAGACGGACTTCAATAGCCTGATGGCCGCATAAATACGCGGTTTCCGCCGCCGTTGCCTTCTCTCCGCGGCCTAAGTATTTCAGTTATACCCGCTCTGACCAGCTTCTCATCTGGCCCACGATACATATCTCCCGGCCTATAGATTTAGCTCGTGGCCGAACCTTCCTACTCTGCGAACCCTCAGCATCCCGACGATGAAACGCCGTGGATGGAGATCTTCCGTGCAGGCAATTACGGCGAAAAAGGCAACTACTCGGAAGCTGACGTCCAGCAGATCGCTGACAACTACGATCCTGCGAAACATGAAGCCCCGGTGGTTTTGGGCCATCCGAAGGTCGCAAGCGGCGCTCCCGCCTACGCGTGGGTGTCGAAGCTGAAGAACGTAGCCGGCACGCTGATGGCGAAGCTCCACCAGGTTGAACCCGCATTCCGTGAGAGCGTCCTTGCTGGGCGTTATAAAAAGCGGTCTGTGGCGCTCTACACGTCCGCTGACGGGAAATATGGTTT